TTAAGCCGTTCTGCCCCACTTCAAAAACCTTGTACCATCTGTTTTGTTTGGTTAGACGATACATCACATTGTCTTCAAGATTACCATTTATGTGTTTGAAGCAAGTTTCAAAAGCAACTTTGTTGGTTTTAACTTGCTTAAACTCCCATGGTCTGTTTTCAAAAGTCTTCGTGTGCTCATAAAACTTCTCATCTGTCTCAAATACCGAGTCAATATCTTTGTAAAAAGAAACAGACAGTACCTGGTTAGGAACCCTGGCAGTGAATTCTCTCAATCTTCTCAGAACGTCAACCATCTCGTCGGAAGCAGTTATCTTTAGCATTTGTTCCCACGAAGCAACAGTATCAGGTATGGAACCGTCTTGACCGAAGAGTATAGGGTAATAATTGACCTTCTTACCCATCTGGACTAACTGGTTGATTTCTGTTCGGTACTTTGAGGTCTCCAGGGAATAACCTTTTTGTGCAGCACCCTTTGAGCTTATACTGGTGTATGATATCTCATAAATATTTATAATGTCATCGATCTCTTCTATGTAGTCAGGAGTCCTTTTACTATCTAGACCAAAATTCCTAAAAGGCACATCTGTTTTGAAAGCTATGTCCTTAGACAGCCACAAAGTCATGATATTGTAAGACAAAACATCATGCCTGAATTTAAGAAATTCACTTATCAATACCACTTGAGATTCATTAAAGCTATCCTTGTCTGATATTGCTGATAAGAAGTTTGAAGTGATATCGAGGGCATTGAGTAAACATTTCATGAGGGGTTTTGAATCAGAGAATTGCCTGATCATTTCAACATATTGAGAAGCAAGTGATGCATCTGAAGGCACTTTACAGCAGAAATTATTGACATCCGGGTACTCAACATCTTCGTCTATCGGTGCTGCTGCTTCTTCGGGGACCATATGCGAGTAAAAGTCATCATCATCTATCTGATCATAAAGGTCATAATTATAATCATCATCATCGTCTTGATTATCAGTCTCCTGATCAATGATGGTTTGATCTGCTTCCTCATTGCCAATTTGATCACCACCGACTTCTTTGGCGTGATCAATGTCGGGACAAGCCGCAAGGTCAGTCACGGTGCTGGAGGTTTTTTGAGCTTCTGGTTTCATAAGGGATTCCTCCACCTCTGAATTGTGAGGAATCTCTTGTGACTGCATGTTCAGTTGTTCACTGAGGATGCAGCGACTGTACCTGGCACTCAACGGCTCACTCCATAGCACAACATCAGTGCATATGACTGTGCTGACACCGACATCACCAATATAACCCTCACCAGTGCTCAGCAATACATCTTGATTTTCATTTGGACTTGGTGCTACATCTTGATTTTCATTTGAACTTGGGTCTGACAGGCCAATTTGCCCTCTGTCTTCTGTAGTGGAATTGAATAGGCTGATGTCAGGTAAATCATTACCTCCTACATCTGCCCAAGAGGTTCCTCCCCGGGTCCTGGTCGGACTGGTTGCTTGCATAATTGCTGTGTTTGTTTTGGTTTCACCCATGATATTTTGTTCTGAATTGTCTTCCTTAATAGAAG